TGACGCTGGCCGATGCTTCGCCTGAATTGCAGTCTCTTGCCGGTTCGGCTGTTCGCTTCTCTCCGACCACGGCAGGCGTAGCACGGCAGACCATGGCGCAGCGTAATCAAGGCCAACTTGACCGGCTAGGCGAGGCCGTAGCGCGCGATCTGGGCCCGGTTGAGAATATCCCTCAGCGTAGTGCTGATTTGCTGGCACAGGCTCGCACGAATGCAGGACCACTTTACGATCAGGCTTATGCGGCACCCGGGGCGGATCTTGTCGACCTAACCGACCTTGCCGACCGCCCCACGTTCGAAAAAGCTTTGCGCGAGGCTTACAACGAGGTTCTCGACGAAGGGCTTGATCCTTCGGCGGCTGGGATTGTGCAGACTGAAGGTGGTATGGTTATGGCCTCGCCATCTTGGCAGTCTCTCGACTATGCCAAACGCGGGCTCGATAACATCATCGAGCGCGGTATTCGTCAGGGCGACATGCCTGAAGTGCGCCGCGCCCAAGCCATGAAGTCCACGCTATTACAGCGCATGGATGAAGCCAATCCTGCTTATGCAGAAGCTCGTCGGGCTTATGCAGGGCCAGCACAGGAGCGTGGGTTTCTTGAGCAAGGGCAGCAGGCCACGCGCACCCGTCCCGATGAACTATCTGTCGAACTGGCGAACTTGACCCCTGAGCAACGCCAGCAGATGCAGCTTGGGTTCCAATCCGAAACGATGGCCCGTGCTGGTGACGTTCGGAATAACACAAACCCTTGGGCGCAATTGAATACGCCGAACACCGAAGGGCGCATGGGCGCACTCTATGGTGAAGATGCCAACATTGCGCAGTTACTAAGTCAGCGGGATCTTGAATTGCAGCTTGCGGGCAGTGCCAACCGCCTGATTGGCAACAGCGCCACGGCAGAACGCGAGATTGCAGACGAGTTCTTCAAGCAGCGCACCGGCATGGGCGGCGATGTGGCAATGGGCGTTATCGAAACCGGCGCGCTTGGTGGTCCGTGGCTGACCGTAGGCAAAGGCATTGCAGACCGTGTGTTCAAGGATCGCCGAGAACAAGCGGCGGCTACTGCCAATCGCGCACTAGCCGATGACTTGGGGCCGCTATTGCTGAACCAGTCGCCTACAGGTTCGGTTGACGCCTTGTCGCAGATGATGGCGGAAGATGAAGCCTATCGCGCTATTGCGGAAAGCCTGACTCAGCAAGGTGACAGGTGGGGCCGCCGTATCGGGACCGGGGCCGCTACGGCGCTAACCGATTATCTGGCTTACTAAGAGGCATACCGAGAGAACCCCGCCGATTGCGTATAGCGGCCAGCGGGGCTTCGGTTCTTCATATCCAGCCTTGAAGCCCGCCAGATAGGCTTGGCGCACCATGCGATCTTTGATGCCCTGCAAAGAGGCTTCGTTAAGCCTGCGACGTGAACGGCGTGCAAGGAAGCCTTCTGCCTCGCTTTCTTCGAAACGGGCGCGGTGTATTTCCCGCTCAATAGCCTCGATATTCACGTCTGCCATGCCGGTCTTGATAGCATTCGCCCTATCGTGTAACAAGGGGCAACGCGGTTGAATCCACCTCACGCGATTGCCTTGAAACGCAACCGGAGTTCAACCTGTGCCGAGAAATAGTTCAGGCGACTACAGTTTACCAGCGGGGGCCACTGTTAATACAGGGGACACGCTGCTAGTCAGCCAGCACAACCCGCCATTTCAGGATGTAGCGCAAGCCATCTCGTCGTCGCTTGACCGCGATGGCAAGGGTGGGATGCGCGCCAACCTGCCGATGAACGGCAACAAGATTACTGGCGTTGCTCCCGGCACCGATCCTACGGACGTAGCTACGGTTTCGCAGATACCGGAAGGTGCAACGGCTGGCGTGCCCATTGGCGCTGTGATCGACTTCTGGGGCACTACGCCTCCGAGCGGCTATCTGTTCGCAGCGGGGCAAGCTGTATCGCGCTCGACCTATGCTGATCTGTTTGCTGCTATCGGGACCAATGCGGGTTCTGGTGATGGCTCAACCACGTTCAACCTGCCTGATTATCGCGGTAGGGTAGGGGCTGGCCGCGAGAACATGGCTACGCCTGCCACTACGCGTCTTAACACGCTTTCCAGTTCCACGCTTGGGGCATCTGGCGGCGCGCAGACGCATACGCTTACTGAAGCGCAGATGCCGGTTCATAACCACTCGGTAACAGATCCAGGCCACACGCATAGCTATCAGCGCCCCACGGTGCAGGGCAATGTCGGGGCTGAAGGCGCGATAACATCATCGACCACAGTTACCAGCGCAAGCACTGGCAGCGCCACGACCGGCATTACCATCGCCAACAAAGGCGGAGGCAAAGCGCACAACAACGTGCAGCCGACCATCATCTGCCAGAAAATAATCAGGGTTTCTTAAAATGGCCGTTATACCTCCCAGAGACTTAGCCGCTGCCGCTTCGGTTTCGAACACTGATGTTCTTATCGTCGATAAAGGATCTGCGGTTGAAAAGGCGCTGCCTTCGCAGATCGTGGATGCCGCCATTCCTCTTGCCTCGCAGGCCGAAGCAGAGGTGGGCGCGAACAATACCAAACGCGTTACGCCTTTGCGAGTGGCGCAGGCTATTGCGGCCTTGGGTATATCGGAATCGTTTTTGTCCGGTGATGATGGGGCGACGAAAGTCGGCTACAAAGCCCCCGGTGTCGGCTCCATTCTACGCACGGCAGAGGACAATTTCAACGACATCGTAACCCGCCCCGGCTACTCGACTACGGCAGCGGCCATTACGGCAGCGGTTGCGGATGACTTCGTGGTGGCCGTTCTGGATGACTTGACCGTCAACATACCTTCGGATGCGGCCACGCTTCAGATCGCGCTTGATCGGCTGAGCCCGCTCAATCGCCAGTGCACTATCACGCTCAACATCGAGAGTGGGCATTCCCTGACAGCGGGGGTCAATCTCTCCGGCGGCGACTATTCGCAGTTCCGGATCGTGTCCGAAGATGCCGATGTGCCCGTGAGCTATAACGGCGCAAGCTTTGTGGGCTCGGGCGGCGTGAAGATGCCGACACTCGCATGCCTGATTGATGCCATCTCGCAGACCAGCGGAAGCGGGATCAGCCTCGATGCGTCATTCATGACGATCGAAGCCGGTGCTGGTATCAAGAATTGTTACTCAAATGGTCTGGGCACATTCAACGGTTGCTTCGTTCAAGCGAACGGAGCGGTCTTTACGGGTGCCGCTCGTAACGGCTCAACAGGGGCGGGCATTACCTCCTGGGCAAGCTTCGTCAGCGCCGATGGTGCCGATGTTTCGGGCTCCCTTTATTATGGTTGCCAAGCCGCACATGCAGGCGTGCTCGCATTTAGAGATGGAAACGCGGACAATGCCTATCGCCATGGCATACGTGGGTCTGATGCCGGCGTTGTTGATGCCGATGGCGCAAGCGCTAACGGCTGTGGAGCGGATGGGGCTGGCTCAAATGTTCGCGCCTATGAAGGCAGCCTAATCAATTTCGTCAACGGCAGTGCGAATGGCAACCTTGCCACCGGCACGAATGGTGCTGCGCTTTTCGCTTATGGCGCAGGCGCTTCCATCAACGCTCGCAACGCCACCGCTACAAGCAACGCCAAGTATGGCGCTTGGGCAGAAGGCGGCGCAATCATCAACACTGTAGGCGGGACCATAGCTGGCACTGCCGGTGCCTTCGCTATCGTGGACGCGACGATTATCAGCGAGGTCATCGGCGGAACAAGTGGCTCCTACAATCCAGTAATCAACGACACCTTCAATCTAACTGGGACGCCCACCGCAAGCGCACAGTGGTCAAGGGTCGGCAATATCGTGACGGTTAGCGGCCAGATTGCGGGCATCTCGCCAACAGCAGCAGGGAGCACGAGGTTTGATCTATCCTTACCTATCCCGGGGAATATTGCCGGTGCGTCTGAGCTTGGAGGGAACGGAACGTTCTACACTGCGACGCTTCAATCACTTTCGGCTGCTTTGTACGGTGACGTGACCGATGAAAAGGCGATTGTGAATTGGAAGTCGCCGTCTGCTGCCAGCAATCAGGCGATGACCTTTATCTTCCAGTATTTTTATCGCGCGCCATGACCCGCGCCCTAGCCATCGCGCTCATCGCCTACGCCGCCTTATCGGCATGGCAGGTCAACCGCTCGCTGCACCGCGCTTTCTCGGGGTGGGTGTGATGCCTGACAGTCAGGGAAACACCGAACAGATAAGAGTAATGGCCGAGCAGATTGCGGATACGGCAATCGTTCGGTTCGTGTCGCAACATCCAGAAGTGAGAAGGGGCACCGTGGTCGCAGAAATACCCGCTCCATTGAAGTGGGCGGCAATTATCGCGTCCGCAGTTTTAACCGTTTCCGCATCGGCAGGGCTTATCTGGATGGTAACAAGCGTTTCGGAGATGAGCGTTACGCTTGCCCGCATGGATGAGCGCCTGGGCGGTTATATCGAAGCGCAGGCCGTGCAGATGAAACAGCTTGAAAGCCGCGTCAACGACCTTGAAGATTATCACAGGCATGGGGCTAGATAGAGATGCTTACCAGAAAGCCAATTTTCGACGAACTCCGCGCCCTGCTTGGCCGTGGCCTTACGCAAGCCGAGGTCGAAAGCATGGACGCGGCTATAGACGCCGCTGAAGGCATCATCGTGGTCAGGCCACCCAAACCCAAGGGACGCCAGATAAACGCAGCAGGCGAGCGCCTGATCAAGTCCTTTGAGGGATTGGAACTGGAAGCCTACCCCGATCCCGCCACGGGCGGTGAGCCGTGGACTATCGGTTGGGGGCATACAGGCGGTGTGAGCCGTGGCGATCGCGTCACGGAAGAAGAAGCCGACGATCTGTTTGACAACGACACAGACCGCTTTGAAGCCGCTGTAGAGCGGTTGGCACCCAAAGCCACTGACAACCAGTTTGCGGCGCTTGTCTCGTTTGCCTACAATCTGGGTGAAGGCAATCTGGAAAAGTCCACACTGCTGAAGAAGCACAACGCGGGTGACTATGCAGGTGCGGCCAAAGAATTTCCCAGATGGAACCGCGCGAACGGCAAGGTCATGCGCGGATTGACCCGGCGCCGCGAAGCCGAAGCCGCGTTGTATCTGTCGTGACGTTGAAAAACTCCATCCGCTCTTGGAGCCTTGTCGCTGTCTTTATCAGCAGCATGTTCACCATTGTCGCGGCCATGTGGATCGTCGGCATTCTCTCGTCGCGCAACTGGTGCAGCGATATGCTTGGCGCGTCCAAGTACGTTGACGGTCGGCCTGACTTCGCTGTGGCGGCCTGCAAGGAATTGATGCTGCAAAACGCCGATCGCTTGGGGGATGCTCTGACCATCGCAATGGGCGTCCAGGCGGGGGCTCTGCTGGTGCTTGTGGTAATCGTGCTAGCAGGTGGCCGGCTGTCGTTCAACGCAAGCCGTGATGGTGTGTCGGCCAACATGTCGCGGGAAGAAGCGGCGCAACAGGTGGCGGATGCTGCCGAGAATGAGGCGCGCGAGATTTCAGGTGATCGCTAAAACCATTTCGCGCCGGATACGAACTAGGCTATGGTACGCCGCCCCTGTGATAGGACTGGCCTTGGGCTGTCTTGGGTATGCGATTTATATAGGAGTGACAGCGTGAATAGACCTAGCCTAGCTTTTGCTCTGCTGGCGATTGGCGTAGCTGTTATACTGGCGACCCTTATCGTCGTATTGGAGGCATTCGGATGAAATGGATCAAAGACCTAGCGCAATCCTTTACACCGCGCGCTTACATCATTGCAGGCGTTGTCCTGCTTGTCGTGGCGGCTCTTTCGGTGGCCTATTGTAGCGGACGCTCCGATCAGCGCAAGATTACCAAAGGCGAGATTGCCGAGCGTAGCCTTGAGGGTGAGCGCCGCGCCAATGAGGCAGGCGAGAAACGTGACGAATCGCGCCGGCAGTCCGATGCAGACACGAAAAAGGAACTGGAGGAAATCCATGAATCAGATCCAGATGCAGCAAAGGCTCCTGCCACTCGCGGCGGTCGTGCTGTTGCTGACCGCTTGCGGTGATGTAAAGTCAACCCCGCCCCAAGCGCGCTTTGAACGTGAGTTCGTAAAGACGCCCGCGGGTGAGGCTTTGTGCGATGATGATGGCGATGGGGCTTTCGAGCATTGCCTGTCTCAGCGGCAAGTGGACGAACTGTTCAACTCGGCAGTGACCGCCCTATGCGCCGCGAATGACAAGCTGGCGTGGCTGTCGGACTATTATCGCGGGACGACGCTTGGGCCTAGCTGCTAGCGCGCTTATGGCTTGTGCGAGTGGTGGGGGTTAGTCGTCGGGTTCCATTGACCTGAGTTCCCAAAGCCTCACCTTGTCGCCTGCGGGCTTCTTGGGAACCATCGCATCATAGACCTCTCTTGGGATAATGGCATATTGGTGGAGCATAACCACACAACTGCCGTCATCATTAAACCTGAAGATCGTCTCGCCGCCCCTTGTCTGAATGTGGCATTCGGTAATGTAGCTCTTGTCCATCATACCCTCTCCCTACCATGCTTCAGAGATACCAGGAGCATGTCTATAACGTGCCGGGATGTGCCAAGCTGCTCGGCAATCTGGTGGACGGTGGCTAGGTCAGTCATTGGTCTGCTTCGTGGTGAGGGTGCGGAGAATCTGAGCAAGGTCGCGGCGAACCACGTCTTCCGTCTTCCCATGAAAGCGCATCGGCGTTTTCTCGATAGCTATCGCACACCGCTCGTATGCCTCTCGCACCTGCTCCTCCAACCGAGCGTTACGGGCTTCGAGTGCGGCGATGTGGTCGGCGGGGTTCATGTCACTATCCATCCGACAAGAAGGCCAAGCGCGATACAGTGCAGCACTATACCACCAATAAGAGCCTCCCATTCGTTTTTGACAATTCCAGCCCACCAAGAAATTTGGCCGAGCACGAAAGCGACGATAGGCCACGCAATACTCATACGATGCGCCCTCCGTATGCGCGTTGACGGTGGAAACGGATGCCGAGAACGGTTAAGAACCATTCGTTGCGCTCCATCTTCCACCGAAACAGTTTTGGCGTCAGGGCGATGCTAAGCTTGTTGCTGTAGCCCTTGCCATCACCAACCTTGCCGACTGTCCAGAGGAAGCGACCAAGGCGAAAGATGCGCGCGTATTTGTCCCATCGCATCACTTTCTTGAAATGCATATCACTCACTGGCCCGCTCCTTCGTTGAGTAGGTTGTCGATGCGGGGAAAAGGCTGCCAGTGCGTGGGCCTCCACGGCCACACAGACCCAGAATCTTCGGCGTTCCACTTCTCTTCAAACGTTGGCCCACCCTCTTCGTGTGGCCACTTGATGTAATACTTAGCCATTTTCGTACGGTAAGCATACTTCCCGTCCGATCCGACAAAGGCCGTTCCATCTTTCGGAGCCGTCTCAATCGGCAACCACTCCCGCTCTCGCGTGGGGGCGGATAGGGCGGCTTCAACCTCGACCACCGCATGAGACAGGCGAAACTCGCTACTCCATTCCGCCTCTTTGCCTGTGACGGCGCGATACATCATAGCGACGGCCAATTCGGCATTGTCTCGCTCGGCTATGGTGGCGCACTCTTCCAACCCCGCCGCGCTCAGCTCGGTCTTGGCGGTGGGGGAGAGGGCGGCACGGGCATCGCTCCATTCCCAATTGTAGGCTAAGCTGTAAGAATTGTCCGCGTCGCTGTAGCCTTCGCGATAAGCCGCCTCCACGGCCTCGGTGTTGGTCTTGGTCACGCTGCGATCTCCTGCGAATTGAGCCAGTTCAGAGCAGCGCGATAGCCACCATGCTGCCGGCACATCTGTTCGGTCACATAGCCATGCCTGCGCCGCGTGTGTGCAGGCTCACCGTCTGCCAAGAGAACGGGCGGTATCTTGCGCTTCTGTTCGGCTTCATGGTCCATCTCAAACACTCCCTGCCATTGATTGTGCGTCGTCCCATTCGGCGTTGAGCTCTGCCCATCTCGCCTCACCCATGCGATCGCGTGCGTGGGTTATGTGCCGATCCAGGCTGTAGGTTGCTTCCCATTCGCGGGTGAGAACATCACGCGCGGCATGGTCTTGCTGGCGGCTGAGTTGTCCAGTGCGACTCATGGCTTCATCTCCGAAAGCATTCCACGAAGGCGCGAAAGCGGCGGATCAACATGGCCGTTGAAGTCGTTGGAAAGGTCGTCAATGTCCTGCGACCAGTCCAATTCACCGAGACGGTCGCAAAGGAACCGAGCCTCTTTCAACGCCTCCATCGCCTCATCCAGTTGATCACGTAGGTCTGCTATCTCGGCTTCCTTCCGACCTTTCCCTCGCGGTTCTGGAATAACCTCGCCAGCAAAGTGCGCGTCGATTGCCTCTTTGAGCCATACTCGGTGTTCATCGTCGCCGTGCTTGATGGCATCCCAAAGAGACGCGGTGCACTGCCGTAGGTCTGCTATCTCTGCCGGGAGGGGGTGGGTGGCTTCGGTGCGGTGGCGGGCGAAGGCTTGTACGGTGGGGAATCGGTCNCCCTGCGCTAAGCGAATTTCTTTGGCCTGCCAGTCTTGCCCACCGGCTTCCAAAAGACGAACTGCGCTATTCCGGTCAGCCTGCGTGATAACCACGCCTTCAGGTGCGTCGGTCATGGCTGCTGCTCCTTGCGATTGGTCGGCTTGCTCATGACAGCCTCGGGGGCTTGCTGGACGCACCGAAACCCCAAAGCTTTTTGGCGCGTGCGTCGTTCTCTTCCCGCTTTAATCGCTCAATTTCAGCGATCTCGGCACGGGCCAGCGGATCCATCAACTTAGGGTCGTTTTTAGTTCGAGTTCGCCTCTGTCGCGCCAATTCTACTTCGACTTTGGCGTCTTCAATCGCGTGCTTCTTAGCCCACTCCGGCACGTCCTTGGTCCTATCCATGGGCTTCTCCTGTTCTACGGTTTTATCCATGATTGCTTCCTTTGGGTTGGCGGGGGCGAAGCGCATCTTCTGCCGCTCGCATTCCGGCGATTTTGTCCTTCGCGAGCGCGGTCGCCATAATGTCCCGTAGGGCCTTGCGTTCAGCGATCTCTTCAGCGGTTAGAGGATTGCACCACTCACAACGGCGGGTGCAGAGACACGTCCCCTCCCCCTCGTCATAGGTGTCGCACTGCCATTCCCACGAACAGCCATAGGTGAACCCTTCGCCGCCGCAGTTCGCGCAAGCCGGACCGTCGTAGTCCAGATCGTCTAAATCCTGATTGCTCACGACTTCTCCCCCTCCCCACGCTCAGGCGGGTTGGATGGGAACAGCCGCAGAACCTCTTCGCGCCAATGGTCACGGGCATCGTTCCAGGCCTGGCCACCGATGGTAAATTCCTTGCCGTTTGTAGGGTCGGCCATCCGGAGCGGTTGAGGGCCGTCCTCTTCGCCACGTGGTGGGCGCGTAACCTCGTAGTGTTCGAGGGTGTTGTTTATCCGGCTGACTTCTTCCCAGACCGAGAACCTTTTGGCGCACTCGTACTCAAGCTTCGCCATGGCATTGCCGAGTTTGTCCAGCGCCGCACTGTGCACCGCCTCTTTGACTTCCGAGAGGAACTTGCGTCGGTCAGCATCGCTAATGTTGTCGCTGCTATAGCGCGTCGTCATTGCGTAGATGAATTCTTCGCGCACCTCGTCATCGGCCCACAACGCCACCGCGATGTCGGCAGGCTTTACCCTCGCCAGAACTGCGGAAACTATGTCATCCAAGGGGATGCGCATTTCACCGTCCGCAACCTCCATGTTCGGGAAGGTCTTTCGCGGGTCGCCATAGGTCTGCCGGATATGCTTATAGGTAACGTCCGCAGCCGGATCGTGAGGGATAGTGACTTCATAGGAGCCGTGGCCAATCGCCACGACGCGAGCGGGCGTATCGCCTTCAAGGTGATACTTTACTTCCGCTACAGTCGGCTTTTCATTCCATCCGAACATTAGCTTGCCTCCATCCAATGCTTGCGTTGTGGCGGAACACGATCCCGACGCTTGGCGCTGTCACCAAAGGCAGCGGCAAAGCTTATCGCCTCATAGTTGGCGCTCAGAACGTCGCTCAGCGGGGCTAGCGCATCCACCAAATCGTCGCATTGCTCGATACCCGCACCGCCCTGGATGATCGCCACAAGCATGCGAACTTGCTCGCACTCGGTCATGTCTCGGGCGAAGCTGTCGATCTCGTCGTTGCGGACCGTCTGGTTGTAGGCAGTTAGGGCGCGGGTGAGATTGTAGGGGGCGTTCATGATCCGCCTCGTGCGGCAAGCATTGCGTCAGCAATTGCGTATGCATTTATGGCAGCATCTCCATGACCTGAAAAAAGCTGGTGGTTACTTGGATCGGCGCAAAGGCCTCCAATCGCCTGCCCCGCGAACCAGTCGCGTAGGGTCATGCCTCCTTCGGGCAGATACTCACCTGTGTGGCCGTATGCGCCGCTGTTCGGGAACGCTGGCCCACCCTCGGCGCGTTCGATCTTTGCGGGGGCGGTCATTCGAAATCGCCCATATCGAATTTATTGAAGATGCGTCCGCATTCGTCGCAAACTTCGTATCCGCCAAATCCACCGCCGGCCAAACCGAAGCCTCCAGTAGATGTTGCATTTGGATGCTCCGGGCAACGCTCTGCCTTAGCTTCATCACGGACATCGCTTTCTGCAATATGCGCAACAAATGCGCCTTTATCGTCGCGAATAATTGCCACGACCTAACTCCTCCATATCGGCGCGGGGTAATCCCGGCTGTTGGATTGGTTCTAGGGGAGGTAATTCGTCTAGTCAATCCCTTTTTGGGAAAATAGTTGTTGTAGTGCTTCAGGAGTGGTGCTATCAGGGGTTCATGGACAACAAAGCGAAACGCGCCTTTATAGAGGCATTGGGCGGGGTCAAATCCGTCGCCAAAGAGATAGAGCGCAGCGAAAGCGGCGTTTATAATTGGGCAATGGAGGACAGGCGAATACCCTACCGCCATCGCCCTACTCTGGCAAGGATGGCTGCGGATCGCGCCATAGATATACCGAAAGGTTTTTGGCAATGAGCGAATGGCAGCCAATAGAGACTGCGCCGAAGGATGGTACTCTGGCCATACTTTTCGCAGCGGGCAGGACTTACTGGCGGGAGGTCGGCGGAGTTCGGGAAACGATTTTCCCAGACCTTTCAGACGCACGAGATTACGGAACTATGTGCGACATTGCTTACTGCAAAGATGGAAGGTGGCTTGAAGCTTATAGCGGCCACGATCTCTTCGAGCCATGGATTGAGGTGGAGGATCGACCAACCCACTGGACGCCCCTCCCGCCACCCCCAACCGAATAGCCCGCCCCACCGAGCGGGCGCAGCCGGGGTTG